TTACATCTGCAACATCTACTGGTGAAGCTTTGCCATCAGCAGATGTTTGCTGTAGACTACTCTTTACCGTATAGTCTACAACGTTGTTCAATGTTGCTTGTGTTGCTTCATTATCATTTAATTTATCGACCAATCTAGGATCTATATTTTGAGTAGCATAATCACTAGGAACAAATTTACCATCAGGTCCTTTTGTTGCTAGTATTTTATCTGGATCTAGTGGTTGCTCTTGTCCTAAAACATTGTACTCTCTCTGGTAAACTGTTTGTTGTTTTGTTTTGGGATCAACTACAACAGCATAGTTAACACTAATACTTCCAGATCGAGGACTATTACCCCTTCTTGCACTTAATCTATGATTTGGTGATACATATACTTGATTTGCACCACTACCATCCGCAAGCGGTTTATTGAATATTGTCCCTTTTGCTGCTACGTCTGCTGGTTGTGGCATGTTAGTTAACCTTTAAAATCTTCATCGTTTGTTCCATATCCTTTATATATGAGTGCTCCACGGAGCATCTTCCTAAAGGATCGGTTATTATTCTTCCAAACGTCTGTGATATTAATAGAGCGTGATTTGCCGTCTTTAATACTAACGAAGTCTTCTATTGGTAAATTAGAAGCGGATGTCCACTCAGACCTAGCAACGTCTAGCAACAGACCTTTAATTTGACTTATATTATATTTAGATACTGAGTTGTAGGGTAATGTCAGTTTGTTGCGTCGTAAATTTTCAACGACTATTCTTCTTTTAAGTGGATGAATGTAATGGAGATTGCATCCTAAAAAAGAAGATCCATCAACACTAATTACAAACACTAGTGGGAATGGATCAAATACCGATACATTATCTTTTTCTGACGAATATTCAAACATAAAAAGATGTCCCTGCTTTGGGAATCTTCTGATCATATTGTCATCTGGATTATCACTGGTGCGATCTCTCATCTCATCTCTGATAAGACGTTGTGGATCTGCTGCATATCTTTTTGATAGTCTCCTAAATGCTTTTCTATAAAAGAATGGAGATCTACCAGGTTCTACATCAACTTCTTGTCTTAAATCTTCAAAGAGAGTGGGTTTAGACATTACTTGATTCCTAGTTCGTCTTCGGTTATAATTTTAAATTCAAGTCGTCTATCTTTACACCATTCTGTTGCTGCTCTCCACTTAGCTTTGTTCACTTCAAAAGTCTTTGCTTCATTGATAAAAGATTTTGTCACTTTTTTTGACTTTCTTTGTGGTGGTTTAGTTTGTCTTTTGGGTTTTACCTCAACCACATATGTTTTTGTCGATCCGTTTCTCTCTTTGACTTTTATAAGGAAGTCTGGGAAGTATCGGTGGACTCTACCATCGAGGGGTGATAGATATGGGATGCAAAACTCTTCACTCGCCCACTCTACAATATTCTCATTCAAGTCACACCAAGCACAGAATTTTCTCTCCCAACTACTTCTACATATAATGTTATTTGGATTCCCCTTATACTTTTTGGGGAATGATGGTCTATACCTGCTCTTAATACTTTCGCCCATAAACTTGGCTACATATAATATACGGATCCATAGACTTATTTAGATGGCACGTTCATCAAGAAATTCAATACCAGGCGGATATTTAGGGGATATTACTAATAGTGTAGCTGGTGCTCCCGTACATCCTGGAGTAAAAATATCAGATCTAAGGGCGAAGATAATGCGCCCTTCTTTGACATCAGTATATGGTGTTATCGTTAAACAACCTTCTGGATGGAATTATCAAGGTTTTGATCAAGAGTTATTGGAGTTAACTTGTGTTGAGGCGTCTCTTCCTGGATCAAGTTTGGGGACAATAGAAACTAATAGAGATTATCGTGGAGTCGTTGAGAAGCACGCATATTCTAGACTGTATGATGACACCATAGATTTTACTTTTATGGTGACTATGGATACTCCTCCACTTCAAATTGGTCAAATTGAAGAAACTCAAAATCCACAAAGAAGTTATCAACAGATTAGGTTCTTTGAAGAGTGGATGGCGTATATTATTGGTGATGATAAAAAGAATGATGAAGCAAGAAAGGCGAAAGACTATCAGCAGACTGCTCTTAGATATCCAGAAGAATACCAGTCATCCTTGACTATTGTTAAGTTTGAGAAAGATCTTGGATTTGGTAAGGATACATCTCAAAATATTTTGGTGTATGAGTTTGTTCAAGCATTCCCCAAATCCATTAGTTCTGTTCCAGTAAGTTATGATGGATCTAACGTTTTAAAAACTACAGTATCTTTTACTTATACTAGATACTTTGTCTCATCACTAACTACTAAAGTCGATTCTAGATTTGCTAAAAAGCAAGGTCCCAATCCAAATGCACCTGGAAATGTGGATCTAAATGGTGATATTGCATCTGTTGCTGAAAGTGCCATAGCACAATCGTCAGATATTACAAATAGAAGAAGCAGTCAGTGGTTAGGATCAAGCTTCAAGGCACGGAGAACAGGACTTGCCTAACAACCCTATAAATAAACACATGAATTGATAAGTTTATGCCATTACCTACTATATCAGCTCCAACTTATGATCTTGTTCTTCCTTCAACGGGAGAAGAGTTGCAGTATAGACCATTCTTGGTAAGAGAGGAAAAACTTCTTGTTCTTGCCTTGGAGAGCGAAGATCCAAAGCAGATTACTACAGCAATTAAGACTGTAATTAAAAACTGCATTATGACAAAAGGTGTGAAGGTTGAGAATCTTCCTACTTTTGACATTGAATACCTCTTTTTGAATATCCGTGGCAAGTCTGTCGGTGAAGAGATTGAGGTAAATGTTCTTTGTCCTGATGATGAGGAGACTTATGTTCCAGTGACTATTAATATCGATGATATTAAGGTCAAGAAGTCTGAAGGTCATGATAGGTTGATCAAGGTCGATAGCACTATTGCTATGGAGATGAAGTATCCTTCTCTTGAGCAATTTATTAAAAGTAATTTTGACTTCTCTGGTGAGAATAATGTTGAGCAATCATTTGATTTGATTGCAACTTGCATCAGTCAAATCCTCACTGAAGAAGAAACTTGGGATCTTGATTCTGTACCTAAAAAGGAAGTGATTGCCTTCTTGGATCAGATGAACTCTAGTCAATTTAAATTGATTGAGAAGTTCTTTGAGACCATGCCTAAATTGTCTCATGAGATTGAAGTTACCAATCCAAATACCAACGTAACAAGCACTGTTGTATTAGAAGGTCTTTCGAGTTTTTTCGCATAGCCCTCTCCCATATGGATTTGGAGAACTACTATAAGTTAAACTTCGCCTTGCTCCAGTACCATAAATACTCATTAACTGAGGTAGAGAATCTAATTCCATGGGAGCGGGAAGTTTATGTTGCATTGTTGAAGGCTCATTTGGAAGAGGAGAAACTCAAAGCGCAACAAGCAAATAATAGTAACTAATGGCGAGAACACCAACATTTATTCGCGAATTTGTACCATACTCCACAGTTAAGCAGAACGCGCTTAAGTGGAGTAGTTATGCTGCCAGCCGTATTTCTTATAATAGAAATCTTCTCGCTCGCGAATTTGGTGTAGATCCTGATAGAGTATATTCGATCTTTGCAAGGAATTTTAAGAAGCATACAAAGGACTTCCCTTTAGCAGCAGTAGATACTGGAACAGAGAAGAATAAGAGAGATTATGAGAAGCAAGAGCAGTATGTCCTGTTCTTGTGGAATTATTATGTTGTAGAGAAACCAAAAAAACCAAGTCTACCTAAGAAACCAAAAGAGACAACGGTGCCAGTGCCGCCCGTAGAGGATTCTTATGTAGATCCAGATAATCCATACGCTGGTGATATTGACGACCCTCCAATGATTGCGGAGATGAGTCGTATCAAACCACCAAGAGGTGGTGCATTAGTAAAACGTCGTGCTAGACCAAAGTCCCAGTTAGTAAAAAGATCTGGTGCTCTTGCTAGACGTGAGGATGTACAACAAAAAACATATGCACCTCCAACAGGTAAATCTGGTGAGGATGTTCTTGGTGATTACCCCATCCCCCCAAGAATACTAGAACTTCTTGTTGAGTATGAGGCCATTCCGCCTGGAACTTATGTTGATATTGATTATGATACTTATTTGGGAGGTGTCAAGAACCTTCTTACAAGAGCAGATCCATCATATCAGCTTAAAGATAAAATTGAATTAAGTACTGAAGACTCTAATTTACTTCAGGGAGAACTTAAAAAAGTATCGAGAACAGTTGAGAAAGGAAAAAAATTCCGTCCAAATACAAAGACAGTCGGTAAACCGACAAGAAGACCTGCAACAAAACCACTCCGTAGTATGCTTGGTGGTGCTCCAGAGCAACCACAACAACTTCTTCTTCCTCCTGGTGAAGATGGTAAGAAGAAGAGGAAGCGTAAAGCATCTCTTGAGGAGAATGTTGCTGCGATAAGAAAGTCTGTTGAGAAGATCTTCAAAGCACTTAATGGTCAGTTTGAGGCAATAAAGAAGCAAGCAGAACTTGATAGACTTAATAAGCAAAGAGAGCGTAGAAGAAAGAGAGAGAATGCTCTAGAGGGTGCTGGAAAGTTTATGTTGAAGCAGGCAAGGAAACTTGCTGCTCCTACGTTTGATTTATTGGATAGGTTATTTAAGTTCCTTGGAACAGTCATTCTTGGTAGAGTCCTATTCAAATTAGTTGAATGGTTGGGTGATAAGGAAAATCAAGACAAAATAGAAGCATTAGGAAAATTTTTAAAGGATTGGTGGCCAGTATTACTGTCGGCATTTGTTCTGTTCGCAACTCCTTTGGGTGGATTGATTAGATCTGTGCTTGCAGGTGTAGTAAAACTGGGAATGTTTATGGCAAAGAAGGCGATTCCAGGTCTTCTTAGATTTGTTGCCAAAAATCCTCTTGCAGCAGCTGCTACAGTAGTTGTTGGTGGTGCTGCAGTTGGTGGCATCATGCAATCTCAAACACAATCAAACGATGCTGAGAGAGCAGCACAAGGTAAGACTCAGCTGGATGATACCTTAGAGTTTGGTGGTGCTACTGGAGATCCAATGGGTGCATTGCTGTTCAGGAGTGGTGGTGGTCAGGTTGCAAAATATTCAGGTGGTGGTAATGTTCAGCGTAATAAGAGAACTATGCCATCTGGTGGTAAGGTAACACAATCCACTGGTAAGAGAGTCAAGGGTGCAGGAAAAGACACTCAAATGATTGTTGCTCAACCTGGTGAGATTGTAATGTCTAAACCAGCAGTTGATAAAATTGGAGCACCCTTCCTTCTTAATCTCAATAAGATGGGTGGTGGAACTAATAAACCAACGTTCGGTAAAATGAGCGATATTCAATTTGCTCAAGGTGGTGGTGTAGTTGGTGCTAAGGATATTGACATGGAAAAGGTGATGCAAACCTTGAGAGATGCATATATTACTCCTGACGATTTAGGACCCGCAGGAATTGATAATCCAAGAATTCAAAACGTAGCAAATTATCTCTACGGAATAGAGAAACTGAATACTGAAGGATTGGATGAATTCCAAATTGAGGATCTTCAGATTGCAAAGAAAGCTTATCCTAAGATGGATAGGAATAGGAGAAGGAAGAATCCTTTTGCATCTAAAGGTGAAACTCAAGATAAGAAGGAGAAGAAACCAAAGGCAAAACCCAGACCCATGGGTCGCTCTGCAGCGAAGAAGAGAATGGAGGCGAAGAATAAGGAGGAAGAGGGTGGAATGGAAGCACCTTCCGCCAAGAATAATGTTGCGCCATCAGCGGCAGCAGCAGTTATCACAGGTGCCATGCCACAGACTGCACAGACTGCACCAGCGGCAACAGCTAAACCTGCCCCTGCAATGTTGGGTAAAGGTAATCTACCACCTGTTCCAGAACCACCAAAACCCAAGGTGAATATGCTGGCAGCAAAGGTAGGTTCTCCTCCACCTAGCGGTGAGTCTGGTGGTGGATCTGGTGGGTATAGAGATGTACCTACAAGTTTTGAGACATTTTATCAAACTGATTTGAGAATGCAGATGCTTGCCATCTACGGAATCACTGAGGTAGAATAAAATGGCAGTTAATACCAATAGATTTTTACCTTCAAGTCGCGGTGGAGCACTTGCAACAACAAGACCAACAGCAACTCTTGTTCCTTACAAGAAACCTGCTGGAGGGGCACTTGTAAAACAACCTACTCCAGATGATGAGGGAGATACAAAACCATCACTGGAAGAAGACGTTGCTGCCATTAGAGAAAAAACAAAGAAGATTGAGAAGATTATTGGTAAAACCTTAAAACTCAATAAGGACACAATGAGGTTCGAGGCGAGAACCGCCCAGAAGGATGCCCGTGCGGAGAGTGAGAAAAAGAGAGAGAAGGGGAAAAAATTTGGTATAAAAATGCCTAAAGGACTGAAGATCCCTAAGTCGGGATTTTTAGATAATATTAAAAACTTTTTGGGCACCGTAATTATGGGTAGATTTTTGGTGCTCCTTATTCAGTATGCACCTAAAATTGCAGAGTTTATTAAATTTATTTCTCCTATCGCTACTTTTGTAGGTGATGTTGTCAGTGGACTTGTTGACAAGTTGGTTACTGCAATTACATTTGGATATAAAGTAAAGGATAAAGTAGAAGAGGTAACTAAAAATTTATTTGGTGATGATGGACTGAAGAAATTTAAAGAATTCCAAGGTCACTTTACCAAATTCATGAATCTGGCAATGATTGCCGTCATGGTTGGAGCAACCGCTGCCAATGATGCTGGAGTTGGTAAATCAAGATTAGGTGGAAAGGCAGGGCAGGATTTAAAGGGTAGAAAAACTAGTACATCTGCTCAGCAGAGATACCGTCGTAGATTTGGTGATAGAAAGTTTGCTGATAGGTTTGGTAGAAAAAATTTAAACAGAATTACTAAGAATGTTGCTCAAAAGTCAACTGCTAAGATAGCTAGGAATGCTGCTACTGGTCTTGGTGCTAAGTTTGCTAAGACAGGCGTAGGAAAGATTGCTGGCAAGATTCCAATTGTTGGTCCACTGATTGACTTTGGTGTAAGAGCATTTATTCTTCAAGAACCTTTGGGTAAAGCGGCAGCAGGTGCTGTTGGTGCTGGTGTTGGACAAGCATTAGGAACATTCCTTGGTGGTGCTATCGGTGGTATTGTTGGATCTGTTGTTCCTTTTGTTGGTAATTTACTCCTTGGTGGTGCTGGATCAACTATTGGTGGATTAATTGGTGGTGTTATTGGTGATCAGATTGGTGTCAGTCTGTATAATGTTATTGCTGGCAAAGAAGATGCTGGTGCTGTTGAGGAAGCTGGTCTTGAGGCGAAGGAGAAGGGTGGTGAAGTTGGCGTAGATTATGAAGAAGAACGCAAAAAGCGGGCAATGAATGCCCGAATAAAGAGAGTAATGCCAACAAGCGATAACCATATGAAGGTTGGTAAAACAGCTGCTAGTAAGGCAGAGGGTAAAAGGGGAAGTATTTTTAATAGAATGTTCTCTTTTATGGGTAACGTTGCTGAGAGCGTTAGTCCATTTAAAAAGATTCAAGATGGTATTAAGAAATTAAGACAATCTAATTCAAGTATAATAAGTAAGATCATGGCACTTGGTGCTGATCTTATTGCGGGTAAAAAACCAGATGCAAAGACACTTAAAGATATAATTGGGTCTTTAGTATCGTTCTTTGATGCTGCTATTCCTGCTCCAGTAAACTTACTCAGAACTATTCTGCAAAAGTTAGTTGGTGGTGGATATATTCTTGAGACACCATCACAACAGAAAAGTAGAGTTAGAGATTTGACTAGAGTCATTGAGACTCAATTTTTACAAGAGGTCACTAAAGATACTACACAGGCGTTAAATGTAATTAGAGGAATCGAAGGTAAAAAGGCAGGACAACCTTCGAGTGGCAATAATGGTAATGTTGCTGCCAGGAGATCTGGTGGTTCTAGTTCAATGATTCCTGGAGCTAGATTGCCCTCTGCTGGTAGAACATTGGGTGGTTCTGATAAGTTGGTTGGTCTTACAGGTCAATCTGGATCTGTTCA